GGCCCCACCGGGGCGGGGGGAGCCAACGGAGGGGCCACGGGGGCCGGCGGCGGGGCAGGTTTGGGCTTGGGCTTCGGCTTCGGCTTCGGCTTGGGGGCGGGCTTGATCTTGACGCCCCCGGGCCGGAGGAGCTCGACGATGGCGCCCTGGGGATCGTTGGCGAACTTGCCTTTGGGCCCAGTCAGCTTCCGGAATCGGGCCAGACGAGCCTTGGTGCCTAGGACGCTCAGGGCGGTCTGGTCGTTTGAGGCCTGCAGCATGTGGCCGGCGGTGGAACCCTTGGAGTCCCGACGCCGCACCCAGTACTGCTTGCCGTCGATCTTCATCGGCTGCTTGTAGGCGTTGGCCCCGGCCCAGCCAGCCGGAGGCTTGAGCCGGCGCCCTTTCTCGTCGTACTGGACGGGGGTCTGCTCGAGGAAGGTCTCGGGTAGCGCGTCGAGCTCGTCTGTCAGCGGGGTGACGGGCAGGATCCGGCACCGTTCGTTCCAGTGTGCCGGCCAGGGGGCCTGCTTCCGCTGCTTGTACCGCCGGCCGTCGAGTGGTGCACAGATCGGGCAGAGCCGGCCGTCGTTGCTGGCGTCCCAGACGTAGCGGTTGCCGTCTTTATCGCCTAGGACGTCCTCGTTGGCCTGATTGAAGACGTCGTGCGCCGTCTGGCTGGCCTCGGCCATCGACGTACGCACCAGGGCCTCTACCTGGCGGCGGTTGGCCGTGCCCATCGCCCCCCGGACGTCGGCGACGATCTCGGAGGTGGACTTAGACAGGAGGAAGCCCTCACGTAGGCGGGCCTCGATCAGTTTCGCCTGGGAGGCCTTGAACCGGGCCGTCGCCGTGCCGATGGTGTACGGCTGGTTGGAGGCGGCCCGGACCAGCCCGGGGAAGGTCCGGAATCCGGTGTCCCTGGCCACGGCCACCAGCTGCTGTGGGGTGAACGTGACGCCCCCGACGGAGGCCCCGACGCCATCGACGGCGGCAGCCGCCACCGGGGTCACCCCGACCGACTGGAGGTAGGTGTCAGCCTGGGCAAGGCCCTGGGTGAAGGCGTCAGCCTGGGCCGGGGGCAGCACCTGCTCGATGCGGTCTCCGACCGCCGCCACCTGGGCCTGGATCTGGGCGAGCGTCTGCTGCAGTCGGAGCTCTCGCTCGAGCCGGCCGGCGGGTAGCGTCTTGAGCTCCTCGAGGATCCGCTTGTTTGCCTGCTCAAAGGTGGGCAGGATCCGGCTCAGGGCCTGGTTGGACAGGCTGCGCAGAGCGAACTGGTCCCGGACGACCAGGACTTTGGGGTCCACTATTCAGCCTCGGGGTCTGGCTCCTCGACGCCGGGGGCCATCTCGTCCTGCTCGGGATCCTCGCCATCGGCGGGTACTTCACCCCCAGTCGGTTCTGGCTCCGGCTCCTCGCCCTCGAGCTTGTCGGCCAGCTGCTCAATGTTGAGGCCGTCGGGCAACCATTCGCCGGTCTGCCACACCTCCAGGAAGGTCGGCAGGTCGATGCCGCCATCGACATACGCCTTGAGGACGAGGGCGGCCTCCTCTGGGGTCAACTTGCTGTGGTCAAAGTCGTTGTCGATGACGACCGTGGGGGGCTCCCGGCCGACGTATTCGCCGCACCAGTTGAGGACCTGCTGCAGTGTCATCGCCAGGTCCCGGGCGATGACCGAGAGCATGCTGTTGGATTCGGCCCGGTCGAGCGACTTGGCACCTTCGGTCTCCTGGAAGGTCTGCTGCTGGGTGAGGACCGAAATGCCCAGCTGGGTAATCTGTTCCTTGAGCCTGTCGAGCTCCTCCTGGTGAGCAGTGCAGGAGGCCCCCGAGATCTCGGTGTAACGGGACCCCCCGCCGATCGGGTACTGTAGGGCGCTGTTGACAGACAGCCCCACCTCGCCATCCACCGGGTTCGTGTCGTCGCCGTCGAGGGCCTCGTCCTCCTCGCCCTCCCAGCCGATCAGGTCGAGGATGGGCTGGCCGGCGATGGTCAGCACCTGGGTCAGGTCGCTACGCCGTTGGAAGTGCGCCAGGTTCAGGTGGGCGCAGTCCTCGAGCGGCGGCCGACTGATCAGGACGCCCTCCTTCTGACTGTAGGTGGTCGCCAGGGGGATCTCACTCAGGCTGATCGCCCCGCCCTCGTCCGGCACCTCGGTCCAGTCGGTGCCGGTCAGCCGGAGCACCTTATAGGCCCCCGGCTCGATCACCCGGATCTGTTCCTCCAGGTTCGTGCCATATGCGCCAGCCGCCACCTCGACGATCTCCCGGATCCGCACCTGCTGCAGGCCGGCGCCCAGGCGCGGGTTATGCCGGCGGCCGATCGTCGCCCAGCACGGCACCTGGACGAGGAACGGCTTGTCGCCTGCCAGGCGCTGCTCGAGCAGGTTCCGCCGTTCGGCACTGGTGTAGTCGGCCAGGATCGAGCTATGCCCGTAGGCGATCGACAGGCCCAGGGTCATCCGGGCGAAGTCATCCAGGGAGGAGCCCTGGCGGTCCACATCTTTGCGCCACTCCTCCCAATAGGCCTCGTCGCCCCCCTGCAGCTGGATCGGCTTCCGGAGGATCAGGCCGGCGGCCCCCCGGATCAGGCGGGCCAGGTAGGGGGTGTAGACGGCCCGGGAGACCCGGCCGATGTACTGCCGGCGCCGCTCCCGGGGGAACCGGGGCAGGTAGTAATCACAGAACTGCCGCAGATACCGGATGCCCTCCAGGTTGGCCCGGATCACCTCCCACCGACGGGTCATCGCGTGGTAGACGATGTCCGGTTCGTTCGGGTCGTCCGGCGCCAGGGCATCGCCCCCCAGCTTCGCCTCGCCGACCATGCCCGGGTTGAGGATCGTGTGCTCACGCCACCCCAGGGCCGGGTCCATGGGGTCGGTGCTGGGAGTCTCGGTCATACCCCCGAGCTTAGACCAGTGAGAAGTTGGAGGTACCAGACCGCCAGCCCTTGAGCCGGTTGCAGGCGCTGAGGGCCAGGTAGCCCAGGCCATCGGTCCAATGCTCGATCCCCGGCTTTTTGTCGATGGCGAAGCCCTCGGAGCCCTCTTTGGTGCAGACGCCCCGCAGGCCTTTGATGGTCTTCTTACAGCGGGGGTGGATGCGGTAGTGCCGCTGGCCGTCGGCCGTGTGGATTAGTGCGTTCGTCGCGTTCAGCTTGTCTTTGACGCTCCAGTCGTAGCCTGGGGACAGCACCCTGAGGCCATGCTTCCGGAGGATGGTGTGGTCGGTGACGCCAGCCTCGGCGGACGTCTTCCGGCTATTGCCCGTCGGGTCCGGGCAGACCACGACCTTCCGCCCCCGGAATCGCTCGGCCAGGTAGGCGCCCACCTCGTCGGTATTGCTGTTGGGCATATTGATCTCGTCCCATTGCACCAGGCGCTTCCCAGGCAGGATCGAGCAGACCACCCCGGCCATGACCGACACGTTGAAGTCGAGGCCCACGTAGACCGTGCCACCGATGTCCTCGGCCCCCTCCCAGATGTTCTCCTGGCCGAAGTCGTAGTAGGCGCGGCCGGCGGCAGCCTCAAAGCTGGCTTCGTATTCCTGGCGGAAGGTGCGGGGGTCGAGGTGGTTCCTGGCCTTCTCAATCTCGGCCTCGGAGACCCGGCCGCCCTGGATGGTGCTGAAGCTAAAGCGGGCCCAGTCGGGGTCGTCCTCCACCGACTCCCAAAGCTCGTGGTAGTGATTGAAGCCTTTGGGGGTGGTGATCTGCCAGCAGGGGCCCTCCTGGTCGGAGAGGGCCGGCTGGAGCACCTCGGTCCAGAGCTCGGGCTTGGTGAAGGCGGCCTCGTCGATGACGGCACCGGACAGGCTGTCACCCCGGAGGCTGTCCGGATTGTCCGCACCAAACAGCGTCAGCGTGGCCCCGTTCCACAGATCGATCCGGAGCTCGGTGTTGTTAATGCCGGCGACATAAGCCGGGTCGATCAGCTTCTTTAACCGCTTCCAGGCAATCCGCTTGGCCGCCCGGTAGGTCGGGGCGACATACCAATAGTTGCCCTCCGGGTGGACCATGCCCCAGTTCCGGAGGCGGATCAGGGCCAGGTGTGTCTTGCCGAAGCGCCGGCCGCAGGTCAGCAGGACATTACGGGCCCCGGCGGTGTAGATCTGGGCCTGGGGGCCGCTGAGCTCCCGGACCGACTTGCGCTCGTCGAAGACGAGGTCGGATCCCCGGCCGGTGAGCGGTCCGAGGATCGAGCCTCCGCAGGTCGCTGGGAAGAGCATGCCGCCAGGCTAGCTCCTCACGTCCTTTTCATCGTCCGATCGAACTCGAACAGGAGGATGCCCTGGACGTCGCTGGGCAGGGACGACTGGGTGAGACGTCGCTTCATCTGCTCCTCCAGCAGGTGCTGGACGTCGTAGGCGTGGGCCCCCAGGCCGTTGATCTTGAGGAACAGGACCGCCTCGGCGGTGTCACAGAACTTCCAGAGCTCCCGGGCCTCAGCAGACAGGCTGCGGTCCATGGCCGTCACCTCTGGGACGATCTGCTCCTCGATCCCCTCCAGGAGCCTTTTGAGCTCCGGAGTCTTGTGGGGCGTCGGAGCATCGCCGGTCCGGATCTCGGCCAGGTCGTGCACCAGGGCAAAATCGCAGGCCTGGCGGACGCAGTGTTCGGGCATGGCGGCAGCGGCGCCCCAGTCCCGGCATAAGAGCCAGACCCGCCACATGTGTTCGGCGATGTTCTGCGGGTAGGTGGTCTTGACGATCCCCCACCGGCTGATGTGGGACGCCCGGAGGCGCTCGTAGGTCTCGGTGATCTGGAGGCTCATGGCAGTGAATCGGGGTGCAGGTGGATGGTGGGCTGGTCAGAGCCGGGGATGTGGCGCATGGCGCCGTTGTCGGCACGGCACCAGGTGCGGCGCCGGTTGATATCGAGCTTGGCCCGGACGGCGTCCTCGACGTCGATGCCGAGAATGGTCGCCAGGTCCAGGGCCAGGATCAACACGTCGGCCACCTCGAGCGGGTCGTGGGCCCGCTCGCTGGCGATCAGTTCGCCGATCTCCTCGAGCAGCTTGGCGATGGTGCCATGGGGGCCCCGCTCGGGGTTGAGGGGGCTGATCCAGCTGGCAATCTCGGCCTGGAGCTCAGCGACGGTAGCGGGCATAGAGCCTCTCGATCTCGGTACGGGTGGGGGTCTGGTAGACGTCGGTCATCTTGGGGCCGAACCCCAGATAGGCAACCTCGGTGCGCCCCTCCAGGTCGTCCAGGATGGCCTCGAGGGCGCCGTAGCTCGGGGGGTACTGGGCGAAGTTGAGGAACACCTCGTCGACGCCGTTCTGACGGATGGCCTCGGCGGCCTGTATGGCGCTATATGTGAAGATCCGGCGGGGGAGCTTCGTGACGGTGGTGTATTCCTGGGGCTGACCCAGGTCCCCGAAGTCCACCTCGACCGAGTCGGGGTAGCAGGGGCCGCTCCATTCACCGGCCTCCGGACGGTTGGCCACCCGGATCGGGTAGGTGCGCATGGCGCCGATCACCCGAGCGACCCGGGCGACGTCAAAGGGCAGGCCACAGTCGGCGACCAGCTGGGCCGTCGTGACGTCCCGGTAGGTGCAGTAGGGGTAGGCACCGTGGTGCACCGACAGGCTGTAGCCCTGGCATCCCTCGGCCTGGATGGACCGGGCCTGAAAGAGCATGTCCTGTGCCCGCTCGGTGTCCACCGTCAGCGCCACCTGGGAGAGCGGGTGGTTCTCGACGGCATTGCCGAACAGCGGTGTCCCCGGGCGGCGGCGGATTTTGGCGATGTAGGCAGAGCCGGACCCGCTGCGGGTCGAGCCGGGGGCCAGCCCCCCGTTGCCCTCCTCAGCCAGGTGCTCAGCCTGGACGACGGCGGCGTTCTGGTGGACCCAGAGCTCCACCTGCACCGGGAGGGCCAGGTATTCCTCGAGCAGCCGGTCCATGTCGATCACCGAGCCGGGGCCCAGGTAGATCCGCTTGAGGCTGGGGCTGTGGATGCCCAGGGGCAGCATCTTATGGACGCGGGCCGTGCCGTCCTCCTCCACCAGCGTATGGCCGGCGTTGGGGCTGGGCGCCATGCACAGCACCTCGGGGCACTCGAGCGCCCCCAGATAGCCGGCCAGGAGCCCCTTGCCGGTGCTGCCGTACTGGCAGTCGACGATCAGTGAGACGTGCTTCATCGGGGGTGGGAGTGGGTGCGGTCTTACACCTACGGGATGTGGAGCAGGGTCTCGCCTGCGGATCAATGAGTAGGCCGCCGCTGGGGTGGGAATGGGGGCTGGGGTCTTACGCCTGCGGAACACTGAGCAGGGGTCTCACCTGCGGGTTGCTGAGCAGGCTGCCCCGGAGGTCAGAACGGGATCTCTTCCTCGCCCAGGACGCCGGCCGGGGCCTGACT